AGCATCCAGCCCATAGTTTCTTTGTTTTCGAAACATCCCACGGTTCCATGGAAACCTTCTAATTGCATGGATATCTTTACCGCAGGGCCTTTAATGGTGTTGATCGGTTTGCGTTCAATTTTTAGAATTTTGTATTTCATTTATCCCCCAAAGTTTTTGATTTTTTCTTTTTCGATTGAAATTAAAGTCCTGCATCCGTCTGCTTCTGCTTCCCACCGTTTATATTCAGCTTCAAGTCTTAGGTAGTCGCCCTCAGCTTCTTTAAGAGCATGAAGGTGAGATTTATATTCGGGGGAAGTGAGGCCCAGCATTTCTTTTTCGGCGTTTGATTTTCCATCAGAGTCTTTAGCGCAAGCCGCAAGCATGACTTTTTTCATTTCGTACAAGTAGTTATAAAGGGCTCTTGCTTCGGCGTACTCCTTACCCTTCTCTTCAATCATTCCGATGGCTAGATTTAATTTGTGTCCTAGATCGTCAATGCTCATAGTCCAAACCTCGCTTTAAACTCACCGCGTTTAATCAAAAAGTTCTCCCACTTTTCTTGGCACTTCGGGTCATTGAATTTTAAGATTTCCAATTCGAGGTTTTTAAGATCAAATATTGCTAGTTGTTTAACTTGATTGTGGGCCTTGTAATAGGCGATTAACTGCATCCAATCCCAGGAACCTGTCTTGAAGTCAATAAGGGTGAGAATCTTGTCCACAAGACCAATACAATCAATTTCGCCGGAATAAAGAAGCCTGTCATGAAAGACTTCAACATTTAACTTACAGTCTTTAAAATCAATCCTGTCTTTATATAATTCAAAGAACTTTTGATAGGGGATATCATCATATTTAAGCTTTTTTAAAGGTTCAGGTTTTGTCCATTTACCCGTTTTAATCCACTCATTGATAACCGTATGGACGTTAGTTCCTCTTAAAGCAAATTCAGGGTCAATGGGGAGGGGGTCTGGATGATTAATCGAGGAATAAGAAGGATACTTTTTACCGTCTTTACCCCGAATCCTTAAATTCCCCAAGTCTTGTTTCGCCTTATCCCAAGCCTCTTGGGCGCGTTTATCAATCGCTGTCTTAATCCGGTTAAATTCAGTTTCTTCTAGTAAGGCGATTTGTTCCGGCGTTTCTCCATTCAATTCAAATGTAATTTTTTGATGCCACATTGGTTTTTCGTTTTCATAATTCCCACGATTAACCGTGATTGAATTGCCGTAATTAATCTCTATCGTTTTCATTCCTCACCCCGATCAGTAACTTGGAAAAACCGGATAATCAAAAGGCATCCCAAAGCCCAACCCAAACAAATAAAATAAACCCACCTAAAGTCCATTAATTCCTATCTCCCCAAAACTGCATTAAATCTAAATTCTTGTCATAAGTTGTTTGCCAGTAAACTTCTGCATTTATTAAAGCCGCCATTCTTTGAGCTAAGTCTTTATAAAAATTCAAATCTTCGAACTTTAAGACAATTAAAGCTTTGGTAAACATAGCGGTTAATTCTTCAAGCTTGGCTTCGTCGCTCATAAAGGCGTCCTATAGACTTCATTCCCTGCTTCGTTTTGAATGCAAGATTCAAATCCTGCTTCCTCCATGTCATGCGCTTCATCTTCGGCTTCGCTTAAAGTCTCGAAGTCTCCAATCCAGTCCCATGAGTATTTGAAGCCGCCTAATTTCTTTTTTAAAACACAGACACTAAACGGCCCGTCTTTTTCGCCATCCCAATAATCATCAATCATTTTTTGTGTGCACCCGTTAGGCAGATTCATGGAGCCTCCTGTATTTTTTAAGGTAGTTTTGAGTGGTGAGGGGAAGGCGGCCTTTAACGACACAACCTATGCCGCAGTTATAAGCAATGATTTGATTTTCTAAAGTAACTGGCTTTTTAAAATGACGCAATAAACGGGGGATTTCGGCGTTTAAGTACCAAGAGGCTATTTTCTCGGAGATAATTGAATCTAGCGCAACGTCGTGCGAATACTGGGTATTGTGGAAGCGATTATAGTCCTCTACAACATATTGGGATATCTGATAAAGCCCTAAACTCCGGCCATTATCCCCGATGGCAGAGGGATTGCCGGAGGATTCAATCTGAGCAATCGCTTTTAATGAAATTTCCGCAAAAGAAGAGGGACTGAAAAGGAGGACAAAGCATAGAACAAGACAAACGTCCCATAATGTATGATATGTTTTTGTTTCAGAGGAAAAAAAATTGACGGGCCCGGCTTCCCGGATAAGGAGGCTTTGCGCCTTTGAAGGTGTAAGCAATCCAAGCCCGTCAAAAATTTGATTTATTTTTTTTGTGAGTGTTTTCATTTATCTTATCCGGGGTTAAGTTCATAATTTTCGTAGGATAAACCCTCTTTTTTTGTTTTGCAAGCTTTTTTTTAAATATTTTCGGGGAATAGAAAGATGCTTGATCTTGTCTATGTCGCTGAACTGTAAAAATGATTGAAAGATTTCCTAACACTAGTCCGCTTCCTCTCTTTTGGTTAGGCAGACTTGCGCCGTTTCTTTTTAGGTTTTTTGTGAGATTCAAAAAGTCCGTGATGATATCCGCATTCTTTGCATTTAGGGGGCATACTTTCCTCTCTTCTCGCCGTGGGGCGCGGTTATTTCAGTTCAAAAATACAGCAACAATCAGCATTGAAAATATTATCGTTTTTGCATATTCCTTCTACATGATTTTCATGATTTCCGGACTGACATTGTTTACATAATAAACTTTTATTCATTGTTTACGTCCACCGGAACAGCCTGAATCATTTTTTGTTCATTGTTCTTTTTGATTAGCCATGTGTCATAAGCGGCCAATTTTGCGCCGGGAACGTGCAAGGCCTCAACATAACCCAAAACTTCATAATCACCAATAGTCTCAGTTCGATAACGCCTTATCTCGAATTTCATCTCTCCTCAAGCCTCCTTAGTTTCTGTGATGGAATATCCGTAAAGCATTTGATCTTCAATCGCTTTCCTCATGGTCTCTTGCTGTTCCGGCTTATTCATGTGCCAATTAAGAAAGGCTTCGATCTTTTTCTTTCGGCGATAATTTGGGGGCCAGAGATATTGCCACCAGTGATTTAGTTTCACATTAACAATTTTCTTCATTGAGCCTCAAGCCTCCGAGTGTTAGCGTGTATGGTTAGTGTTATTTGATCCTATCAATAATCTTCATGGCGTATTCGTACATATGCTTATCCCCGCCATAGGTATAATCTTCACGCTTGTAAACGCTGAAATACTCAATAGCACGGGCCTTGATCTTCTGGACGTCTTCATCCGAAAACCTTTGCATTTTCTTACACCTATAAGATATTGTCCCATGTTCAAACCCCTTTCTCTGTCCTGATGGTTAAAGTTCAATCATCCTAGAAACTTCGATTAAATCTTTCTTCGATTGTTCTTCCATCGTCCTATGTCCTGTTGCCTCTTCCATACTTTTACCGATAGCCATTTGCCAAGCGGCATTCGCGAAGAATGGAGCGGATAATTCAGGATTATAGCCGCGCTTCTCAAATTCTTTATTTACTTCTATGATTGTCTTCATTGTCTTACCCCTTTTCTCTGTCCTGCGGTTAGTGTGTTATTGCCAAACTGCTTGTTTTTTAAACAGCTCAAAATCTTGATTCTTGATTCCGTATTTCTCACAAAATTCGCGGAAAGAAAAAATATCCCCGTTTTGAATCACTGCGTTTCGATCTAGCTTATATTGTTCTTGGTCTGCAATCATTGTACGTCTTGACGTCCTTTCAGAGAAATTTTTTTACTTCAACTCTTTTGCAATTAATTCTTCAATCCACTCAGATAATGATTTATTCAAATCTAAAACGTAATGTTTCGCTTTTTTGATTACGCTTTCTTCTAAGTAGATTGTCAATTTTGTTTTGCTCATCCTTTTTCCATTTCGCTAAGAACAGTGGAATACTACCATTATAACGTCATGACGTCAAGCCCCCTTAACAACTATTTTCAATTTATTTTTCGCCGGGAAAAAGAAAGCCCATAAAAGCGGTTAGTTGTGAAGAAAATCAGGTGAGGCGAAGCCAAGATAGTGTTTTATGGTCACATACCACTAATAGTATTAAATATACTTAATAAATTAATTTGACACTATATGTAGTGTAAGCTATTATAGGTTTGTAAGGTTTAACACTTCAAAAAATCGCGGGGAAAAAGAAACCCAAATTGCTAACCCATAAGCAATCAGCTTTCATAGAAGCTTATAAGTTGTTAAATGACCCCGTAAAGTCTGCTATTTCTGCCGGATATGCTGCTAAATCTGCGCACGTTGAAGCTAGTCGTTTGATGAAATCCGCTAAGATTCTGCATGAGATTGACCTTTGGCGAAAATCCCGGAAAGAAGAAATAACCAAGCATGACTTTATTGATATGGCAATAGGAGATTACAGACAATTAGACATAGCAGAGCCTAATAAGCCTCGTTTTCTCGATATTGCAGGGAAAGCTTTGGGTTATTTAGGAGTGAATGGTCAAGAAAAGAGCCAAACTATTAATAATTTGACCCAAATCAATATAAACGGGTCAGAAAATCAATCAGAACTTTGGGAATTAACAAGAAAATTGCTCGGAAATGACTAGCTCAAACCACAATAGGTAGTATGTCCATTTCTCCAATACAGATAATGACAATAGAAGATCAAAGATGATAGCGAATACGCTAGCGCATAAGTCCTATAACAATAGTTATAAGACGCACGTTATTTATATATGATGATTAATCATATCGAGTCATCTATCAATGAATGATGCACCTCTTGAGCTTATCAATAGAAAAGTGTCACTGGCTCACCGTAAAACGTCGATGATTTTTCTGCAAGAGCCTAAGGGGGTGGCGGGGGCCGGGATTAGACGCCCCGGGGTAATTAGGATTTACCCCCTCCCAAATTTTATAAATTTTTTAATATCGCTTTAAGAAAGAGGATCTTTGGAACCTGAAGTAATCACGCCGGAAGTAATCGCAGAAATTCCCTCGCAAGAAATATCGATAATTTCCCCGCAAGAAGAAGTTGAGATTATTCCAAAGGACTTAACGAAAAACACGAAGAGACGGTTTAAGTTAGTTTTTCACTGCGGCAAAACTCCGGAACTCCGGGCGATTCAGTACAAGATGTGTCAGAACGATATTATTTATTGGGTAAATTTATACGCCGCAACCTACGATCCTCGCAAGACTCCCTCCACGATTCCCTTTATTACTTATCCTTATGAAGACCAATTATTACTTGATTTAGTAGACGCGATTAAAAACCAGAAAGACATCTTGATTGAGAAGAGCCGAGACATGGGGGTCTCGTGGTGCGTTCTTTTAGTCTTTACGTGGTTCTGGTGTTTTAAGGGGGAAGGGTACGACTTCTTAGTCGGCAGTCGTAAGGAGCAGTACATCGATACGATCGGGAATATGTCAACTTTGATGGAGAAAGTACGGTTTCTGATTCGCAATATGCCGACATGGATGAGACCTAGAGGCTTCGACTTCAAGACCCATAGTAATTATTTAAAGATTCAAAATCCAGAAACGAAGGCCGTGATCGCGGGAGAAGCCACGAATAACCAATTCTCAAGATCCGGAAGATTTCGCGCAATCATGTTGGATGAATTCGCTTTCTGGGAATGTGATGACGCTGCATGGCGAGCCTCATCCGACTCAACTAACTGTAGGATCGTCGTAAGCACTCCTTATGGATTTAATAATAAGTTTGCTCAGCTCAGATGGCTAGACCCTCCATGTCTTAAGATCGTTACTCTTCATTGGAAATTACATCCAGAGAAAGATCAAGCGTGGTATGAGAATGAATGTCAGAGAAGAGGTAACGATCCCGTAGCCATCGCGCAGGAACTTGATATTAATTATGAGGGAAGCGCTGAGGGTGTGATGTTTGAATTCTCCGCCCTTAAATCCGCAGTTCATAACCAACCCTTAATGTCCCAAGAAAGAATTGTTGTGGTTTGTGATCCCGCAGGCCAAGGCGAAGATGAGGCTGTTTTTTACGTCAGTAATAATGGGTCGATCATTGAGAGGAAGTTTATTAAGACCAGCACTGATCCGCAGCTTGCCGCAGAAGCCATACTTCTTATAAACAAATGGAAAGCCCAGGTCTTTGAGGCGGATTCTGTTGGAAACA